TTTATTTTCTTGACTTTCTAATTTGATCAAAAGTTTCTCGAATACTTGCAGGTTTTTCTTGTTTGGGATCGTACTTACATTGTATTTTGTTCGGCACGTACTGTCCGTAATCTATCCATACTTGGTCTACAGTATTATTTGCACCATGATAAATACATACCTGTTGTTCGTCTATCTTCTCACAACCTTTAAGTCTGCAAGCTACATATTCGGGAAAAGTTTCTGCATTGGCTTGCTTTGACATAAGAAATGCTACAAGCCCGTAAAGAATACTAGCACCAATACAAACCACTACAATCCACGCTACAATCTCTACAAACTTTTGTCTGCGTTCACGTTGCTTATACAGTGTCTCTTTACGCTGCTTACGTATCTGTCCTTCTGTACGAACAAGTTCATCCCACTTAGACCTACCCAATGTCATACTAATCCACTGTTGTAGTTCGTACCGTTGTTGCTCTGCTTTGGTCTTGTTAGCAAATGCAGTTATGGCTTCTTGTTCTACTGATTGCCCAGCAAACAATTTCTTAAATATGGGCGGATTCTTGGCTTCCTTCTCTGCCTGTTCCAAGTCAGACATGGCACCCATCCACCGCGACAAGTCACCTGACATCTGTTCAATGTCACGACCTATGGCAAAACCTTTTTTAATTGCACCGAAAGCAGCCGATGCTGTTGCCATTGCGCTAATGGGGTCCATCAATATACCTTTACGTTGCCGTCGGTTATAAACTGCGGTACACAGTATGCCGTTATGAGGTTGCCTTGTTTGTGTAGGGTTTGTGCGTACCAGACGCACTCTCGTAGGTCTCTGAAGTGCATATCTTTGCTGACCAGCTTCTTGTCATCTCCTACGCCTACGAAAACAAACAGGAGAAAAACATGCAGCATTGATTTATGTAAAAACTACAGGTTTGCCCTGTTTCATTAGTTCTCTAGCTTTTTTAGAAGGGCGTTTTGGTGTATCTATACCCTTTGGATACGGCCCATAATATTTGTTTTGCATGTCCCTTCGTATACTTTCTTGTATGGGATCAATACGCTTTTCAACACTTTCGTCTGCTTGTCTACCTCTAGCCATTAAAATTCTCCTAATTTCATCGCATCCGACAGTTTCGTAGCCCGCCGTCCAACCTGACGTGCCCATCTCGAATCCATCATCTCAAGACTTGCAGCAGTAAAGTTGCCTTCGTGTATCGCAGCCCACATGTTCTTAAACTTACACAGACGTGGTACACCCATGTTGAACGCCATATCCATCAAGATAAGCTGGCGCACAGCATCTAGTTTGTTGACACAAGGATGTACTTTGCACAATTCGTTCTCAACAATTTTGATGTCGTTCATAGCAAGGTAACGAGCATCTGCCTCGTTGATGCCCACAGTGTACACAATACCCATATTCGGGATATCCATGTACTCCAATTCTTCTGGACTAATGCCTCTATCTTTCAGGTTGCGGCCTATGCCGATAGTTTCTATGCCCAAGCTGTCTTCGTACACGGTAAGCACCATACCCTCGTGTTCGATTAGTTTGTCCAAAAAGTGTGAAGTGTTATATTTCATTTCTTTTTACCTAATGTTTTTCGTGGCCCAACCACACCGCAAATGCACCTGTCATTGCCCCCGTGACTACACTCACTAGCCCTGCTTGTGCGTTTGTCGGGTCGGGTAGAAGCATGAACCATTCCACTACCCTCCACGCCAATATCGACATCATTATCATCATTACGCGAGGTAGTATCTTCCACTTGAGGAATCGCTCCATTGTAACTTCGGCCATGTTTATCTCTTACCAAAGAACTTTGTCGCTGCCCTCGTTCCAAAACTTGCAGCAACGATAACGCCCAAGCTGTACTGGTACCATTCAGGCATTTGCTCCAATTGTTGAAATCCATGTGAGACAACATCTTCCATACCCGGTATAAAAGCCAATATCAGCGGCACAGAAAACAAAATAACCAGCCATTCATCTTTCCACGAGTTCTGGGCACCCTTGATTGCTTCTAAGTCCCAGTCAATCTCGCCAGTGGCCTTTTTTTCCATAATCGTTGCTTCAGCTTTGGCCGTTGCAACTTTCGCCAGAGTTTTTGCTTTCTTTGTTTCAACCGTTCCTTCAAGCCACGTACCTGCCAGTTGTGTAATTGGTCCGATAAGTAAATTTAACATTTCCATCTCTTTCGTGCTTGGCGCAGACGGCTATTCGGGTCTTTGGCTGCTTTGGGAAACTTTTTCATTTGTCCTGCAGACCTAGCACAGTATGACTTGCGACGCTTTGCTGCGGCACTACCCGGCTTAACCTTGCCTGTAACAGCAGTCTTTAGTTTGCTGCCGGGATTCTTTTTGCGATACGCAGCTACCCCAGCCTTTGTCATTCCCGCACCCTTCTTGGTGGCACGCAAATCCTTCTTGTTGCGGGCGGGCATTTTATCAGGCTTTCTTGCCACTGGCCTTCTTCCTTTTTCTGCCGGAAGCAGTTACAGACCAATTAACCTTGCGAGGTCCGGTCTTCTTTGCTGCTTCTTTTTTGGTAATACGTTTGGCAACTTTAGCTGGTCTACAGGCTGGATAAGGACGTTTCTTCTTTTCAGAACCAGAACGACCACACTTCTTGCCGGTCTTTACATCCCGCCAATCTTCTTTGAACCACTTTGTCAAGCCGCCCTTTGGTTTAGCCATAGCTAGTATGTCCCGCCACGCTTCTTGTACTCTCTAACAAGCCAAGCATTTGCGTACGCCGAAGGGTAAACATCAAATTTCTTTTTTGCTGCAGCCTTGACGCGAGAGTACAACGCAGGATTCTTGGGCTTTGGGCTACTCGACTTTTTCTTGGGTTTAGGTGGTGCTTTCTTAGCCATTAGCGTTTAGACTTGCCGCCACGAGCCATGCCCTTTGACTTCATTTTGCCACCACGAGCCATACCTTTGGCTTTCTTCTTAGCCTTGCCACCCGCTGCCATTGGTTTAGCTTTTTTCTTTTTTGAAGCAGCTTCAGAAGCTACATATTCTGGTGAAACCATCCCACGAGTCATACTAAAAATACGTGAAATCATTTGTTCTGCTGTCATTTTTTTTGCCATTTTATTTCTCCGCATAAAGGTTATCAAATACCCGTGCCGTATCGCTGACGTAGTTCGGGTCTTGTTTAGAGTGATGGACCCACTGACTAGGAGTAAAGTCCGGCGCACCTTCGCCCGTTACAAACCAAGCAGGGTTTGTTACTCGTACACGATTGTTTGGTAGGGCTACAATGTTGCCTGTCCATTTACCAGCATCTAAGAGTTCGAGTACGTGACTCTGTTTGTGTTGTGCTGGGTCGTCTGCTACTTCACTGTCCGTGTAGTCTACGGTGAAGTAATACTTAGCGGAGTAAAACTCCCCGTCTATCTTTGCGTACCACGGGCAGGGTGTAGCCCTGTTGAGTACAAATACTGAGTGGTGATGTGACTGACAGTCCCACGGCTGTGCCAAATAAGTAGGAATAGGTTCCGGCCATTCATCTAGGGGTGTATCTCCCACTAGGGCAGTCAGAGGCATCCGTGCCCACATAGCCCCACCGTGTACATTTTCTTCGGTTTCTTCGTACCCTGTAAACAAAACTTGAAATGATAGGGTACGCATAGGTAGGGTAGTTACACCGATTACCATAGCATGTATAAACTCACCGTGGTATCTATCGTGATTGGTTGTGTATTCTCTTCGTACCCAAGCCTTAAAATATGGAATGTTACTTGTGATATAATTCATCGCCATCTCCTGTATAGTTTACCCCGGAAGGGATGAGCATATATATCACAGATTTAAAGAAAGGTCAAGAGGGCAAGTTGCCCTGCCCCCTTGATTAATGTTATACGCCAGTCTGGACTGAAGCAGTCTGAACCAGTGCAGTTGGATCACCAATGTCAGCAATCAAAGCAATAACACGGAAACGAACTACAGCAGAGTCGGCACCCAAGATTTTAACTTGGATAGCGTCTGTTGCAATTACTGTGTTGATACCTGCTGCTGTAGGGTGAAAGTTGTAGATAGCATCAGCGTTACCATCAACACCATCACAGAAGGCATCAATGTCGGTGCTGATACCAACGTCAAAAGTCACACTAGAGCCACCAGCTTCGAGGACATCAAGGCAACCACCAAGAACAATCGAGTTGTCCGGTAGGTCAATCACTTTAATGACATCGTTGGCTGTAAGGTTTGCGTCGGCAGCGTCAAAAATCTTTGACTGCACGATGTAAGGACGAATCGCGTGTGCGGGATGTCCTACAGTTCCTCCACCTGCTATGGTGAAATCAATAGTAGCCATTTATCTAGCCCTCCTTACGCGAAGTCAATGACGCCGCGAACCATAGCTTCTGGGCGCAGAACTTTGCGACCAAAAACGTGCAGACCACGAATTACATCAGAGAACGACTCAGTTGAACGAACCACTTCGGTCTTAGCAATGTGCGAAGCAGTAGAAGTGGATGACATGTGACCAGCGAGAACTACATTCTCAGAAGCGTCAGTTGCCACACCAGACAGAGTTACCTGATCGGTACCTGCTGTTGAGTTTAGCGCAGTAGACTTGTAGCAGCGGAAACCAGCGAGGAGTCCCGGAACTGCAAGGCCGTTACGCAGTGGAGAAGTAGCGTCACCAGTTACCTGAACTTCAGCCATCTTATTTCCGGCTTGGAACATTTTCTCGTAGAAAATTGGTGGTGCTACAAACCAACGATTCTCTTCTGGCACAGACTGATCGTCAAGTGAACGTGCCATCAGCAGCATCAGGTTGATGCCAGCGTCGTCAGTTTCTACGTTGATTGGAGCAGATGCTGTACCCAGAGCAGTGTTGGTAGTAGTCAACCCGCCGGAGAGTGAAGCATCGTCAGCACCCGCAATACCTGCACCATCAGACATAGCCTGAAGCACATTGGCATCGTACTTACGCTTCAAGGCAAATGCACCAGATGAGGTGGCAAGTGCTTCGAAGTTTACGTGCGAGTGACGCTCTTCGATGTCGTCGATCTTAAACGCAAAAGCGTTTGCATTATCGACAACCATCGTGATTTGATCGTCAGCCAAGTCTTGTGCATTTACAACGGAACCCCGTGTATATGCTGAGACAGTGACTGTTGGTTCTTTAATGATGCGAACCGTGTCGCCAAAGTTTTCAATTTCGCCCGCGTAGTCGGTGTTTGTAATGTCTTCTACAACCGAAGCACGACGGAAGAACTTGAGAACCTTTTGGCTAAAGATTTCCGGTGCAAAATTACCGGAAGGCAGGTTACCATAACCTGCAGCAGTACCAAATGCCATTGGTTCTTTTCCTTCCCTCTATTTGAGGATTAGTTGTTAGGGTCGATCCGTCCCTCTTGACGTGCAGTGTCCAATTCGCTTTCCAGCTTTTCGAACTCCCACGGCTTGAGATTACGGATTTCAGAAGCTTTCCACACTCTGCCATCTACTTTTGCGGTAGCCACTTCTCTCGCAGAGTTTTTAGTGACTGCATCCGCCGCAGAGGGCTTTGTGGTCTTCTTCTTTTTTGCCGGTACACCAGTATCGGCTTTGTAGAGGTCTATGACCCGTGCCGCCCATTTAGCATCCGTATTGTTTTTGTAGATGCCATCTGAGATTGACTCAGGCTGTTCTTCAAGCCACGAAAGAAACTTTTCATCCGACTTGATTTCGTCAAAGTCTGGGTGATGATTAAGCAGTTGCTGGTAAGCTTTCTGCTTTTCGAGTTCCTTTTCACGCTCTTTGATTGTACCTAATTCCTCGCGGAGTTCGGCAACTTGTGATTCAGCCTGATAGGATGAAACGGTTTGTACGACTTCAAATACTTCTGGATACTGTTCTTTGAATGTCTGCAGTTCTTCCGGTGTCTTCGGCATTTCTACCCCCTTCGGCATCTGTGCTTGAGGAGATTGCATAGCCGTTTTTAGTTCCGCGATTTCCTGCTTAAATTCATTTACCTTTGTATCATAGTGTCGTTTGAGATCGTCGTATCGTTTCTTGTAGTCGTGTTCAGCTTCTTGCTTTTGTTCTACGAAACTGTTTGCATTTTGCGGAGTAGCCTCTTCGGGGTCCGCTTCTTGTGCTTCTACAGTCTCTTCCGCTTCGTTGTCTTCGTCGTCTTTGTAGACATCTTCGCGGTGCTTTCCACGATATAACGAATCATTGTTAATTGTTCCGAATGAATCGTTAGGTTTGTTGGCACGGTGGCCTCTTGCTTTTGCCATTTTGTTACCTCTTGTTAGCGGGGCTACTTTGGCTTGTAGGTAGCCGCTTCGGTTGGGTCGGGGCCGTTGTTAACGGGTAGCCGACGAATAGTCTAGGGATTTACGTTTTAAATCTTGTGCAAGCTTATCTTCCATCATAATCCCATTTAAATCTGTAAGTATTTGTTTTAAATCTTGAGTGCTTGTGGCATTTACTTGAAGACGAGCATTCTTGCCCTGCCCTTTAATGCTAAGTTGTTCATTATTAACAAGGGCTTTTTCTCTTTCATTAGAGTTCATGTAAGTTGAAAACGCTCTTTTTATTGCCATATTTAATTCTTTAGGCTTTGCGCCTCGTCTCATGGCTACAGTATTTAACACGGCGTTTATGTACTTGTGTTCAGCCCTGCCTCTTTGTGCTGGCGTAGCTGCTACTGGATACAGTCCCTCTATGCTCTCTTTTCCTGTAACTACGTCAATTATTTGTTGCAATGCACCTCTGTTTTTAAATCTACGTTCAATTTGATCTGCCCCCTTGTGCATGATCTCATGTATAAGCACTCTTTCGTAGGGAACTCCTTCCAATTCTGCGGCAGATTGAGC